ATAATTCGGTCATTTGACGTAAGGGATTTACGTACTGACCAATAGTAACAACTGGGTTTGAAGGTCCAAGAGTTTGCAAAATTAGCTCTTGTTTGGCTGCTACTTGTGACAACATCGCCATTTTGGTTTCAGTTGTACCAGTGCCTAGGGCTACATTGACTGATACGTCCATGTTGGCATTCCAAGTACGCGGATCCATTTCTACCCACTTGTCGCGTAGTTTAATCATGCGACCTTGATCTTGATTTTGAACAATCAGGAAAAGAATACCTTTAAACAATTGCTTCATACCTTCAGCAAGTACGCGAGCCAACAATTCAACTTGGCCTTGGCCGGCTGAAATAGTAGCATTAACGGCTGCTTTAGTAGTGGACTGTAGTGCGTCTGCATCTAAGCCCATTGAAGCCTTAGACATACCAGTACGAGCTTCCTTGACCATATCCATATAATCAAGAACTGGCATTGCTGCGCCGCCCACAAAAGCGGTTTCTAATTGCTGAGCCATACCTGGGGCGCGTTGACGAATGATAGCGCCAACTTCATTGTTCAAGACGTCATCGATATTGACTTGACCTTCTACAATCGCCATGCGGGGATTGATAGACTGAGCTAACGAATCGAGCATTCCGCGCATCAAATGCGTCTTGATACGTTGAATATCCATCGTTACATCGGCAATCGACAAGCCGAAAAAAGCATGAGGCTCGGGGTCGCATTCGAAAATTGCAAACGGCATATGGTCGACTGGCTCATGGTGCAAGAGCTTAAATGTAGGACCAGCCATGCAGACTTTACGTAGTTCCGCAATTCCATCTCCATCAAAGTCTACTTTTGCGTAAGCTTCAATATACAGCACACGACCAAGAGCAGGGTTGAAAGAATCAAAGCCGCCAATAGCACGAGCAAGGGGCTGACGGGTAATGTACTCAATGTTGGTGTCAAGTTCATTTGATGTTACGAATTGACGCATATCGTCTTCATCGTATCCCATAGATACTAGTTCAGAAACGGTTTTCATTGATCTGTGTGCTACTACCAAAGCGTCTTTCATGGAACGCGCACGACGATCGATTAAAAATTCTTCTGGGGGCATTGCTTGGATGCTGATACGACCTTTAGAAATACGACGCTTGATACGTACATCGTGGACTAAAGGCACTGGTTGCATCATGGGTTGGCCATCTTGACCAATCGCAGGTTGACCTGTTTGTGGATCTGTTACTGGGGCTGGGTGAGCGCCAGGCATTGGATAAGAAGCTTCAATCTGAAACTCAACGCCTTCGTTGTCTTGCATCAGCATGGCAACAGAGTTATCGTCTAAGCCAGTGTAGTTCTCGGTATGAACTTCGTCGTTCTCATTCCACCAGTATTTAACAAAGCCAGACTTGCGAACAAGTGCATCCTTAATAGCAGAGTAGATGATCTTAAAGCCGTCGTTATCGCGTTGAACGATATAATCAGCGTAGTCAGTAGCTTGTTGAGCCATTTCAACTTCACTAGCTGTCTCCGGAGTGTATTCAACAATTTTCTCAGATGAGAAAAATATACGCATTAGCTGTGGCATTAAAGAAATCACAGTGTCGCGAACGTCCATTGAAATAACTTTAGCACGGCCTTCTTCTTCATCCCCCAAAGGATCACCACGATAATAGGAAGTAGCTAGGGCGCGAGCGCCACCAATCTCTAAGTCAATATATCGGACGCAATCTTGTAACTCACCCGCGACGATAGCCTCGAGGTTGGTTTCGCTCATTGGCTCGTATAGTTCGCCAGCTTCGCCTTCATCAGCATCTTCTTGGGCTTCGTCCTGAGCTTGCTTGGCATCGTTCTCGTTTTCTAATTCGTCAAGAATACGCTCAATCGCTTCTTGGTCATCGACCGCAGCAGTTTTTTGGGGTGCAGGTTTTCTAGTTGCCATATTTATTCTTAGTAATAACTGCCATAGGCTTGATTTGCCAAACCACTACGACGGGCTTGGGGATTAGGCATCATTGGTCCAGACATACCGGATGACTGTGGAAGACCTAAATTGCCAGAACTCATAGAAGGCATATTAGATTCAGTATAAGGAACTTTATATTGTTCTTTTTGCTGAGTAGGAGAGATCATGTTTAAAACAGAACCTAAAGCCTGTCTATTGCTTGGATCGTTATATAAATCTTGAACGCCTTGAGCACCTTTAGCATATGGAGAAAGCAAACCTTGAGCCATAGTACCCATTCGATCTGTAATTCCTGGCTGTTGAGCGGTTGGTGTACTAGCTGCTAAACCTTCATCGGCATTAGATCCGTTGGCGTTGTAGCCAACTTGCTGACCAGGAGCTTGGGTAGTTGGGTCGTTTTGGGTCATACCACTACCCTGCATATCTTTTTGGGCATCACCCATAATCATGTTAGCAATCATTTCCCACATTATTTGAATCCTTTAGGTACTTGCTGATTCTTATTGCCGCGGGATACGGATGGGGCAGGTTTCTTTTCTTTTAACGGATTTGGACCTGGTTTAATCTTGGCGGTGTATTGTTCCATCGCTTTGAGGTCTTTTGGGCTAATCATTTCTTGCCTTTCTTTTGGGCTTCACGTTTCACCGCGTATGCGATGGCCACTGCCTGTTTAGGTTTTTTAACCGAGGCAATCTCTTTACGAAGATTACCAGTAAATGCACTCTTGGAGGAAGACTTTTTCAAAGGCATGATTATTCCTATAGGCAATATGCGTGTGAGTTTAGCAGATTTTAGTAAAAAAGTGGGTCAGTTCGTGAGACTGACCCGAAATGCGTAGAATCGGTAACTACGCGTGGAGGAAATACCTGGTCATCATACCATCGATAACCCGCGTTTCAAGGGTTTAGACCACTTACTATTAAAGCTGGTGCCATAACTTACTGTTGCGGCATCGGTTGCAAAGGTAAGTACAAAAGCATCCGCTAAGTCCGGACTCGGAAGTCCACGCTTGCGTATATCTTCTTTGGCTTCGATTTGCAGTTTACCGTTGGAAGTGAACTTGTAGCGCACGGTGGCAAGCTCGGTGATGAGCTGCTCATCTTGAGGCAGACGGCAATCGCGTCGTTCGAGCCAGGCTTTGGCTTTGTACCAAAGTTCTGCCCGCAAGTTACGGTAGGTTGTTCCCATCGCTGGGGACTCTGAAACATTGATCCCGCGAGCAGGAAGATTAAGCTCACGCAAGCGGTCAACAACCCCGGCGCCAAGGCCGATACTATCCACCAGAATTTCTTGGGGTCTATCAGGTTCTTCAAGGGCTTCCCATTCGGCGACAACTGCGCCAGTAAGTTGCATCAAGTCTAAATTACGCCAGCGACGGATAGATTCGGTAACTTCATTACCTTTTCGCTTGCAAAGTGTGGACGAATCTGAACCAAACCGTGCCACGTCTAAACCCCAAATCATGGGCGCGACCTTAGATCCTACTACATCTCGTTGCTTAGCAGAGTCCAAAAGATCCATAGGGATAACAGTGTCGTCGTCGGACTTAGGAAACTCACCCAAAACGCGAATACGATAAGCATTTGACTCCTCCCCATAACGAATGGCCATCTCTTCTACATACTCTTTGGATACCCGACTACTATCCGTACATGAAACTTTTCTAGTCCACCACTGGTTTGCTAACCTAGTATGCGTGGCATAGAAGAACCCTGAGCTTCGCCCTGGGTTACCTAACAAATTTGTTACTGCTGAATGGCCGGACATCGAACCCGCCGCAGCTTCAAACACCTGTTCCGGTACACCGGATGCCTCGTCGGCAATCAGCATAACGTGTTCGGCGTGGATACCTTGGAGGGCTTCTGGCTGCTCGGCTCGGGAAGTACGAGCGGATATAAAGTTCTCTGTTGGGGACGCCCTTAGCTCAATACGCTCTGCCTTGGCATCTAATAAATCCTGCAAAGGCTGGGGAAGTTCTTTAATCCAGCGCTTGATCTCGGCAAACAGGGCGTCATATAACTGAGCGCTAGTAGGCGCTGTTAGAACAATCTTGGTATGAAAGCGAGTGAGAATATACCAAATCGCTGCCCACGATACTACCGTTGACTTACCAACCCCGTGACCTGATCGAACTGAGATACGTCGCTCGCCACTTGCGATGGCATCTAGTAAGTCGGCTTGCCAGGGGTCAGGCTCAATTCCTAAAACCTCCCTTACAAACCGTACGGGGTCGTTTTTGTAATCGATTAGAAACTGATCGAACGGATTTTGCTGCGACGTC